GACTACGAAGGGGCTTGTGTGACGCCAACGCCGACGCCTGACCCAACGCCTGACCCGACACCTGACCCGACACCTGACCCGACACCTGAGCCGACGCCGACGCCTGACCCTACGCCGACGCCAACGGTAGATTACCCTGGCCAGTTCACGCCAGATCCTGATCCTGTGTTCTGGCTGGCAGGCTGGACAGCTCGAGCGAAGGAGGCACCTACGATCAACTTCACCGGATGAACACACAACAGCGCTGACGGTCCCCGCCATGGTTCGAGTCCATGGAGCGCACAAACAAAACCAAGAAACTTCACAAACGAGGTTGATGTTCACCCCAACAGCACCTATAATGGTTTACATGAACACAAACAGCAACTACCTACCAGCCATCACATCAGCCGAGAAGGTCACCGCACACCAGGCCGTTCGGGTCACCGAACTAGCAAGCGGGCGATTTAACGTCAACGTGATCCAGAACGGAAAGCTCACGCACCGCTACACTTGCGACACCGCACGAGAGGCCTGGGTGAAGCGGACAGAGATCAGGGGCCAGATTATTGGAGAACTCTGGAACTGGCAAAACGGCCAGGAGTAGCGTCCAAACCACAGCGCTGACGGCATACGCCCTGGTTCAAGTCCAGGGAGCGCACAAAGAAAAACAAGAAACTTTGCAAACAAGGTTGGTGTTTGTTCCACAGCACCTATAATAGATATCACAAGGGCAAACGCCCCAGGCAAAGGAGCCTCACAATGGAAACTCTCGCAAACATCACCGGACGCACCGAACTAGCCACCGGCCAGATCGTAGCCCGCAGCTTCACCGACAGCCGAAGCCTCTACATCCAAGACAACTGCCCCAACGCCTACCAGCTGGAAGCCCGCACCGATGGCTGGCGCGTAGCAACAACCGAGTTCGGCGCACAGTGGATCCGCCTGACCGGCACCTGCAAGTGGTCCGCACAGTGGAACACATTCGCAGCACGAGTCGAGCGCTGCGATATGACCACAGAAACAGTAGAGACCGAAGATGGTTTCGCAATCGTCGCAGGCATCGGCGAGCGCATCGGCCTCGGCTGGGTGCGTGTCGACGGCCTCGCATAACCCCACCACAGCGCTGACGGTCTACGGCCTGGTTCGACTCCAGGCAGCGCACGACGGCAACAACGCCCGATACAAAGTTATGTTGAAAAAGTATTTGTCTAAACGATTGCACAAACTTATGCATACTTCATAGGATGACCACACAACAGCGCTAACGGCATACGCCCTGGTTCGACTCCAGGGAGCGCACAAAGAAATCTGAAGAAACTTTCCTGACGAGGTTGGTGTTTGTTCCACGGCACCTATAATGGTTTATATGAACAACACAGCAACCGCCGGAAACCCAATCGCAGAAGATGGCTTCGGCCCCGGCGACACCATCCGCCACAACCTCGTCCACATCCACAACATCGCAATCGGCGACACCGTAGTCCTGCCAGGCCGAGGCTACAAGGTCGTCACCGTCGATAGCATCGGCACCGAGTACATCACCTTCAGCAACGGCGACATCAGCGGCCTCGGCGGCGTGTTCGACAAGGTCACTCACTTCCTCGGCAACGGCCTGCCACTCTAACAAATCGCCTACCGGCAAAACCCGGCCCACAACAGCGCTGACGGTCCCCGCCCTGGTTCGAGTCCAGGGAGCGCCCTATGATCTACGAAGATGACCCTACCAGACATGTCCCTTACGGCTCCCGTGAGTGCGCACTGTGCGGCTCAGAGTGCTACGGGCACACCTGCGAGCAGTGTTGGACTGATGACGCACGCAGGTGGCATGTGAGCGACGACATGCGCACTCAAGCCGGCAGGCCGTTCGTTGACGACTACCCTGACTGGCGGGCGCTGATATGAACCAGCTAGGTCTCACGTTCGATGAGCCGGCAGCCACTCACGTTGCCAGCCCGCTCGCATCATTCGACCGTCCAGCGTTAAACTGGCAGGTGCTGCGGTACACACATGGCAGCGCTCACCCTGTGAAGGTTGAAGGCTCTGAACGCAAGTCGTACGCCGCAGCAGCTGCGCTAGCAGAACGCCTCGACAAAGAAACCTGAGAAACAGGTTGCAAACCGTTCCAGAACAGTTATAGTTACACACATGAACACGGCAGCAAACAACTCACCCATCTGGTTCGCACTCGACGCCACCACAGGCGCAATCCTCGCAGGACCGACCACACGCCGCAAGGCATGCAACGCCGCAAAGAAAGCAGCCCCGCACGGACACGGCTTTGCCATGACTTCTGATGCAGCGCTCGCACATGGCCGAGCTGACGCCATCAAGGCTCAAGCTGCACGGTGTGCAGAGTTCAAAGCTGGCATGGCCTAAGGCAACTAGCAACACAGCGCTGATGGTCTCCGTAGAGGTTCGAGTCCTCGAAGCGCACGACAGCCACCGAGTAGCCGGCGACAGGTCCGTGAGAAATTCTCACATCATGTTCTGAGCCTGGAGCCTCCACCTATTCCCTTGGACATGGTGACTGACAAACGAGATGCCCGCTACCGGTTCCCGTCGGTGGCGGGCATTTCACATTCCCCAAAACGACAAAAGACCTCCGACCATTTACGGACGGAGGTCTTCTGCTTTGTCAGCTAGGAGGAGCGCTGACGAATGCCAGTCTGGCGTCTCAGGCCATTCTCACATACTTGTTTGGAGAAGTACCAGATACCCACAGCTCGCCAGCAGATAGTCCAGCCGACGACGTAGGGAGCCCCATAGTCACATTTGAGTCGTCGACCATGAACAGCACTGCCCCGCTCGCATCATAGAATACTGCGCCGTAGTCCTCACTGGCGTCGGGGTGGATGAATTTGCCGATAGCGCCACGGGTGCGGGTGCCGTCATGGAACGACGCCCGTGCGATAGGGTTCGCACGTTCACGGTCCGTCAGCCGTCGGTTCATCTCTTGCAGATACCCTGGCATCGTTGTCTTGTCTGTTGGTTGCACTAGTCGCCTCCTATGCGATCACTGCGAACGCAGCCGACTCAACGAGCTCGACCGTGATCGTCTCCTGATTACCTGTAAACGACACGTTGCGTTGCACAATACGAAAATCGTCAGCGATACTGAGCAGCCCGACAGACGCACGCACTTCGATGATGTCGCCGACGCTGTAATCCTCGTAGGCTGGTTCAACGTCAGAACGCACCACAGCAGTCAGCGCCGACAGTGCAACCCTGCGCTGCGCAAGCTGCCGTTCTGCGTGGTCAGTGAGTGTGTCCTGCACGGAAGCGTCAGATGAACCCACGTACTGCGACAGCGCAAACGCAGACCCTGCCTGCGTTGCCGTACCGATCAACTGTTCTGGCCCTTCACCCTCGCCGAGAATGTCGACCTGCGTGGCCACCTGCGAGCCGTCCAAAGTGAACGACAGCTTCTCAATATTAGCGTCGAGGTCAAACACCAGCGATGTTGCTGTGCCAGTGTTCGATGTCGTACACACAAACTCGACGGTAGGCACACCAGACGAGTACGTCAGTTCATACTCAAAGTCGAAACCGTTGTTGACCGCAGCCAACTGCTCGAGCGCCTGCGCAATGTTCTTGCGCTCCCACGAAGGATACGTGCGATCACGGGTGACACCACTGCTGTTAGTGCCTGCTGTGCCGACGATCGTCAGAGCGTCTGTGACGCCGTTGGCGTAGTCGATCAGTCCACGTGCGATGTCTAGCTGCTCAGTGGCAGCGAACGTCTGCGTGGTACGTATCACTCTGCGTGCGAAGTAGGTGTGGAAACCGCCGGCGTTCAGCGTGGCAGTGTTGCCCGCTGTGTCACCCGCCATCGTCCACACTATCCCGCCGAACACTAGCTCGCCGTCACGCTCCACCCACAGCACAGTTGACCCGGCTGCGACCGTGGCTGTGTCCGACAGATACGACTCGAGCGGCACCGAGATCGTGCACGACGACGCACCGTTCAGTACGTCAGTGAACGACAGCGACTCAACAGGCAACTCTGCCAGGAACACTGTAGGAGCTGCGACCGTAGCGATCATCGCACGATACGCAGCCATCAGATCGTGCAACCGAAACGGTCGTTTACCCAGGTCTGGAACTTAGACCAGTTAGCATCGTCGATGATGTCGCCGTCGTAAACAGCGAGAAACCCAATATTGCCAAGCAGCGTGTCAGCCGCAGAGCCTTCCTCGGTACCAGCCATCTGCACGCCTCCCATACCCAAATCATCACCCATAACCCACCCGAACGAGCTGGCCAGCTCCTGAACCCCCGACACCCAGAGCTCCCGGCGGTTCCGTGCACACACAACAGCGATACCACGAACGCCAGCAGTGGGCCAGACATCCCTTGTGATATCGTTACCTACTGGGTGCTGTACGTACACTTCAAGACCAGTGTCATCGTCGAACCCGAACCCGTCACCCTGGAAAGACCCCGGGTGACCGTAGTCCTGAAACACAGGCTCCTTGTGCGTCGGCGTCGAGTTGTCATGATACACCACAGCTACGATGGAATACGTAGTGAACAGGTCGTTGCCAGCGAAGTCAGCAGCTAGCACCGGCACGTCTGGCCCAGTGAACTTGAAACTAGGCTCCCCGTTCATCAACGGATCAGAAGCGTCATAGTTAGCGTCACTCGATAACCCGCTTATATACGACATGTCGAAGCTGTTCTTCTCGTCAGGGATAGTGAAACCTGAACTCATCTCTGCGCCATCAGAAACACTCTCGAGAGCGAACGCAGGTCCACCAGGCCAATACGCTGCGTGCCACGCAATATCACGAATCGGGTTGAACTTGACCCCGCTAGCGCCAACAGCGCCGAACAAAGCACTCATGCGAAGCTCGAGCCCATTTGACCGCCGAACCAAGTAGTACCGGAATCGAACGTGGTGAAACAGTACACAGATACACTCGTGTAGGTCGGCTCTGTACCGTCAGCCCAGTCAACAGAAGCGGGCCATGTCGGAGTGTAGGCGCCCGACAGTTTGAGCAGGAACGTGTGACCGTCAGTGGTCGGGGTCGGAAACGTGAACGTACAGTCATTGTTCATCACAACCTGCTGCGCACCGTCGAGAGTCAACGTCTCAGTGGTGCCCGATGCGGTCACGTTGTTGCGTGAGTATTGACCGCTAGCGATCTCCTGTAACGCATCGTCAACCGTGGTGGCAGTGAGATACCCGCCTGCGTCGGTGATCGTGTCAGCAGCAGCACCTAGCGTGGTGCGTGCGGCCGCTGCCGTAGTGTCGTCTAGGACCGTCGCAGCAAACGTGCTGATAGTCGTCGACGCTGGCAACACCAGAGTCTTGATATCAGCATCAACTTCGCTATCCATCAGAGCGCCTGCTGCTGTGACGTTCGCTGTGTCAGTGACATCTGCGAGCGCCTCAATGCCGTCCAGCTTCGTCTCGTCAGCAGTCGTGAAACTCGCCGTCGTAGCCGCAAGCACAGCGTCATAGGCTTGCACGTCAGAACCGATAGCCACACCTAGCGCTGTGCGTGCATCACTCGCAGTGCTCGAGCCTGTGCCACCGTCAGCCACAGCCACATCAGTCGACCCGACACGATACGCAGCAGGCAACGCCGTACGAGTGTCAGTAATGTTCGCATCCAGGATAGTTGTTGCTGCAGCAGCGACAGCGATCGAAGCAAGCGGGATACTGTTCGCAGGAGCCGACGGTGCAACCGGCGAGCTCGCAGGCGTTCCAGCGACAACAGCGATCGACCATGCGTCAGTAGCTCCAGAGTATGCGGAGTCTTCAACCTTAGCCACCACAAGATCGATGCGAGGGTCGGTCGGGTCTGCTGCTGTGACTACCACACCAGTCGCCGCTCCACGGTTCTCGCAGAAGTACGACCCCTGATAGGTGCCCTCAGTGCCTACGATCACGCAACGCCCGCCCGCAACCTGCACCGTCATCGCTGGAGTGTCAGACTCAGCAACGAGGAGCTCGCCGCCATCCTTGTCGTACACGCCTGAGCCGTCGTCTGATAGCACGCCCATCGCACGCCGTACACCTTCAGCAGGGTGCGTTGATGCTTGTATGAATGTTGCCGGATTCTGTACAGTCATTCTTGTCTCCTTTAAACGTAAGTGTCTCGATAGTAAACTGCGAGCGTTGCCGCATCGCTGCCTGTACGTGTGAGCCTGAGCTCATCTGTCCCGGCTGGGACGTCGAGCCACGTGGACCCTACGTCAAGAGTTGAATAGCTGTTCGTGGCACCGTTCAGCAGCACCGTACGATTCTGCCCGTTGACCTCAAGATATGAACCGTCTGCGACAGTGGTCGTGAAACTCATCTGCGCTCCATCGCTGCCACGTGTCACAACCGGGTCAGTGACCGGACCGTACACACGGAACGTCAACGGCGCAGCGAACGTGCCAGCGTTCACAGTCTCAACCGTGCCCGGATTGATAGCGCCACCGAAACTCAGGTCGAACGTAGCAGAGAACGTGAGACCTACCGTTGTAGCCTCAGTCGCTGACACCTGGTCAGTCTTCAACGTCGCAGAGTACAGTCGAGGATCAGCCGCTGCTAGTTGAAACTGGCAACGAGCGACACCACGGGCGAACTCTGTCGTGACAGGCACGCTGCGATTCCGTACGTGCATGTCAGCCTGAACGATGTCGCCGCCGCCAACACCGGGCACACGGAAGAACGTGGGCACCTGGTTCACAGACGGTGCGAACGCACGGGCTAACGTGTCAAGCTTCTCACCCAACGTAGAAGACGAATCTGCCACCACATCGAACCCGAGCGTCACAGCACGAGACCCTAGGTAGTCCTCGCCGGCGATAGCACCATGCCGCCTGGACAACGACCTATCACTAGGACGTGTTGCAGGAGCACCCGCCAGACCCTGGATAGACACGATATCAAAGTCGGTGCCATCACCCAACAGGAAGCCGTTGCGTTGAATCTGCCAGTCAGCAGTAATCAGTTCAGACATCAGTTGGCTCCAGATACTTGTAGGCCCCACACGACAGCGTCAGTGATCTCAGATGGCGTGGCGTTCATGGTCGTGTTGACTGTGATGTTGTTTGTGCCGCCTCCACGTGCCTGCGGCCTGTAGTCATAGCCTCCGCCACCCTCCATCGTATACGCAGGCGAGTCAGGGTTGGCGTAGTCAGCCATCGTGTACTCTGGCTCGCCGTCACCGCCAATACCAAACAAACCACCGACGCCGCCGATTAGCCCACCGACAGCGCTGGCACCGTGCTCGAGGCCCCACTGAACCGGACCCGGCAGCATGTCCCACAGCGTCTGGCCGACAAACTTGAGCGCAGCAACAAGCCCCTCCATGATCTTGTCACCAATCCACGAACCGGCATCAAGGAGCAACTGCCCGCCAGCCTTCAACCCGTCCCACATCAACCCAGGCAACGCCTTGATGCCATCAACGATCTTACCGAACGCAGCCGTAGCCATAATCTTGATGGACTCCCAAACCATTTTAAAGGACAGTTTCACGCCTTCCCAGCCAAGCAGGAACACGGCCTTTATCGTTGTCCATATCCCCGACAGAACCTCTACGATACCGTCCCACATCGCCCCCCAGTCACCCTCGAACAGTGCCTTAAACGTGTGAAAGACACCCATAACAATTTGCAGTGCACTGTCAATGTAATTCTTGATGGCATCCCAGATAGGTGCAACTGCTGCAAGTATCGAGTCGCCCCATTTCTCCCACGCATCAGTCACAACAGCGATGAACGCCTCGATGCGGCCACGAAGCCATTCGATAGTTTCAACTATCACAGGGATGACATGCTCAGTGACTATCCCACTGACAAGCTCGAACGCCGCCGAAACCTTAGGCCAATTGTCCTCAACGAATGCGATGACCGTCTCAACAATAGGCAGCAGCTTGTCGCCAAGCTGTATCTGCACAACCTCCAGCTTAGCCTTGATCCGATCCATAGATCGGCCCGTGGTGCCGTCCATCATCTCGAACGCTTCACCAGCCGCACCAGAAGAATCAGCCATCGCCGCCATGTTTGCCGACAACTGTTCAGCATCACCGGCAGTGAGCGACAGCACAGCGCCGCCAGCCTCAACACTGCCAAACATGTCAATGACTGACTCGCCACTGTCAGCAATCATCACCATTGCTTCCTCGAGCGTGCCGCCAGCCTCTAAGAACTCTGTAAACGTGGCGCCGTCATTCAACTCCTTGAATGCATCACTAGCTTTGGTGCCCTCCTTACCAAGTTCGGATAGCGCAGCCTTAAGCCCCGTAGCAGCCTGTGACGTAGACATACCGTTAGCTGTCAACACAGCCACGCTCGCACCGACCTCATCGAGTCCCACACCAATCGCCGAAGCTATTGGCGCTACTTGAGCCAGGGACGAGTTCAGCTCTGCCATCGTTGTCTTACCGAGCTTCACAGTGGTGAACAAGAAGTCGCTAGCATCAGCCGCTGATAGGTTCGACTCAGACCACGCATTCACCGAAGTTGACAGCACGTCGACTGCTTCGCCGGCGTCGATACTCCCACCGATTGCGAGCTTGCTAGCGTCCTCCATAAACTGAAACACGTTGTCGGTCGGCACGCCCGCAGAGATAGCGTCGTACAACGCCGGGATAGCATCCTGCGGTAGGATGCCCATCTGGTTTGACAGATCGAGCACCTGGTCTTCCATAGCGCTCATGGCGTCTTCACTCATGCCAGGCATGAGCGTGAACACTTCAGCCATGCCTGTCTCGAACTCCGAGAACTTCTTGACGCTCGACACGCCAAACGCACCCACAGCAGCAGCAGCCGCACCAGCAGCCACACCAGCAGCAGCACCAAAACTGCCGAGCTTACTGCTAGCCCTGTCAAGCGTGCCAGTCAGCCCGCTAGCATCTCCCAGAATTCTTATCGTTACCGGCTTAGCCACATTTCACCCTCTCCTGTTGTTGCGCATTCGTTCTAGGTCTGCGTGATACTCCTCGAGCGCAGCGAGCTCCCACAGAGCCAGCCCTGTCAGCTCAGTCCAGGTGAGCCCGGACACGTTGACCAGCGAAGCTAGTCGACGCACCCGGACTGCACGAGACCGAGCTAGGTGGGGTCCACCTCTGACGCCTCCATCTGAATCGCACCCATAGGCAGCGCACGAATATCTTCTTCTGTCACGGCTGGGTCGTCTCGCCGTGCAGATATCAGCCCGAGAGCAATCATCGTCTTACCGGTCGGCAGTTTCGACATGTCGCCGTCAGTCGGCAACGAGCCGACGATCGACTCGAACATGTCAAGCTCGCCGTACGTCAGCGCATCCAACGCCACGACTTTGATCACTCGCTCTTCGCTCTTCTTAGCTTTCTTGTCTGTCATTACTTCATCCTCCTAAAGATGCTTGTTTGCTAGCTTGTTTAGCCGCTCATCGTAGAGCCGGCGTATATATTCTGCGTCGTGACCGAGCGCACGTATCAGAAAGTTGTTCGGTTCCGTGTAGCCACCCTGAGGCCGCGGGCGATGACCGAAGATCACAGCGCCCGCATACGGCACCCGTGCCGCTGTGCCAGCTTTGACCTTTGCGCTCGTCTGCCCAGCAAGCGAGCCGATCGACTTCTTCAACTTGCCAGACACAACAGGTGCCATGTCACGTGCAGTATCCCGCACCTTGTCAGCGCCCTCCTTGTTGATCAGGCGGAGCTCCTTAGGCAGCGCCTTGTCTAGGTTGCGCAGCTCACGCCGCAACTCCTTCAAGCCATCAACCTCGATGCTCACAGGATCCTTCGCCATACCACACACGCCCTCTCAGATAGCCCTACAATCGACCCTAAGCGGCTTTAGCCGCCCCAGGGTATGACGGTGCCGCCCGGACCCCAGAAGGGCACAGGCGACACCACAGGATCACACAGCCGTGTCAGCGCTCTGATACGTCATCGACACAACAGGATCAGTTCCGTTATGCATCGCCTGGAACGGCAACGTGATCTTCGACGTGTCAGACAAACTCGCAACAGGATTGCCGTCAGTCCAGTTACACGCCTTCATCCGCAACTTGAACTCGTTATACTCAGGCGAATCAATCAGCGCGCCAACCCACTTAAGTTCGATGTCTACGATCCCAGCAGCCACCCACTCAGCATAACGAGTGGTATCGGTGAAGTCGAGAGTCATCGACCCAGTGTAAGAAGGCATCCCAGAACGCACAGGCTCCTTCTTCAAAGCAGAACCGCGCAGATAGCGCCGGTCAGTCTTCAAAGCCAGATCTGCGTTGAAACTGAGGTCTAGCAAATCGAGCACCTCTGGCGTGCCATCGACATCAAGCGTAGCAGTGCACTGAGTCCAGTCATACACCGCAGCCGACGCAGGGTACGCTGGTGTAGCAGCCGCAGTTGAGATGTCTACGTCCTCGCTGTCGAAGTTAGCAGACCACACGAGAAGACCGTCGACACCCTGCGCCAGCGACCAGCTAGTGATTTTAGCGCCGTGGTGCGTACTGGCAGACACGCCAGTTTCGAGGGTGGGCCTGATCACCTGGATCGTGTAAGAATCGGCGGGTGCACTATCAGAAGTCTCGAACGTCTGCAAATACGCTGACGTAGCATCGACCTGCGTAGGCCCGGCCTTCGTGCCTAGCGAACCCTGCAACAGCATTCCCATGCCCGAGGTCAACATGTCGACCTCAATAGACCCAGCGCCGCCCATGTTGACCGTAGTCACACGGTCGCTGCGCAGCGCCTGCATATTCGCACGCATACCGACAGACTCGATGCGTGACTGCGTACGAGTCCAACTGTCCGCTTTGGCCTCGTAGCTGCGTGTCATCGTCACAGGTGTGCCGTAGGTGGTTTCAACCCCTACGTTAACGCTTGCGTCTAGAATACTCATTTGCTCTCCTTTTTAGGTTGCTTAGTAGGTTCGACCGCAAGCGCAGTCCACTCTTCATTTCCTCCGACAGCGATCTCGTCGCCGTCCATAAACTCGATAACATCGCCTGGTGCCGCACGGTAGACTGCACCGCTGCGCCCTACCAGTTCGACACCGTTGCCGTTGTGTTTAAACTTCATTCTAGCCTCTCCAATAGTGTCAACTCTATGCGGACCTCGACCGCCTGATAGCCGTCAGGGTGCTCTGATAGTTCGCTTTCCATGCCTGCCACCACAACAGACATGGCACCCGACGCAACCGGTGCGTTAGGCCACTCCGCAGGCTGTGAGTTCGCAGCCAGAAAGTTCTCGATAGCGCCCGCTATCACGAACGCACGCTGTTCAGCATCCTCTGCGTCGGCCATGATCGCCGACTGCACAACCAGGTCAAGGTTCCACTCGACATGACGCACCTGCCTGCCAGCCTTCAACCGGCGCTCGCCACCATCCGCCCGTGCCAAATCACCGAAGAACACAGACTCAGAGCGGACACGATCCGCAGGAGGGCGAGCATACGCAGTCTGCACATATGTCGGCGCTGCCGCTGTAGCGCTAGCAGTAGCGAGCAGCCCGACCTCATCGAGCAGCGCCCGCTTCACCTCCGGCATGGTCGATATCGTAGCCATCAGCCAACCCTCAGACCGTGACGGTTGCGGTTCAACACAGCGTTCACGTCAGGCATCGGTGATGGCCTACCAGGCGCACCAGCCTGCGCACGCATCTCGAAACTGCCATCACTAGTAGTCAACTGCAGCGCCCGCTCAGGCACCCTGGACTGTAACGACAGAAGCCAGAAACGAGCCAACGAACGAGCAGCCCACTTGATTGATTCGCTAGGTTCATCTGTAAACCCTGCCGTGCCTGCAACAACAACATTTCGGCCTTCGTCATCGTACGTGAACGTCCCTGTATTGCGCACGATCACACCCGTCGGGCGCAGCACATACGTGATGCCAACACCATCAGACACCCCGTCAATCGTGACAGACGTAATCGTTCGAGGGTACATAATATTCGCCCCTGCATCAGTGCGCAGCGTCACACGATCACGACCAGAGCCATCGATCGTGCATGTAAACGACTCGTACGCAGGCGTGGTCAGATCGCCGAACGACGTGCCACAGTAGTCGTCGATCGTCTCACCGGCGATGATAATAGCGGCGTCAATATCTGCGTCGCTGAACACGGCCGAATCGCCCAGCCCGTTCAGCGCACGCATCTCAGCCCTGGTCGTGTAAGGCATCAGATATCAGCCTGCTCGATATCAACAGGTTCAACCATTGCGGTCTGCTTGCCCTTCTTGCGTGACCGCTTCACGGCAGGCTTGCCAATAGCAGCTAGCAGAGCAGCCTGCTCAGCTAGGAGCTCAACAGCATCGCTGTGGTCTTCTGGGACCATTCGGCCCTTAACTTCGATGAACTTCATATCATGCCCTTTCGATTAACTCAGCTATCCACACCAGCGGATGCTTGGCGCTCTTGCGTAGATTACAGTCGGCGCACGATGGCACCTCGTTCGATTCTGTCGCAGGCCCGCCAAGCGATATCGGCATCACATGATCGACATGCGCAACGTCACCGCTACCGCACCAATAGCACAGCGAATCGTCATGATCGGTGCGGCGTACCCACGACTGGAACACCGCAGATGCTTTACGGGCACGACGCCTAGCCTGCGCAGCTCGCTGCACATCTGGGTTCTCCCTGTTATACGCAGCCTGTCGGGCCTTTATCTTCTCCCTGTTTTCGGCGTAATACACCGCAGCTTGAGCAGCCTTGCGATCTTTATTCTCCGAATACCACACAGCATTAGTGGCAGCCTTGCGCTCTTTATTCTCAGCACCCCACCTTGCCCCATTTGCGGCGTGCCGTTCAGGGTTAGCAGCACGCCATCGCCTGTTATAGTCCGCACGCTGCTCTCTATTGTTATCTCTGTACGCCTGCAACCGCTCAGGGTGCTTGTTGCGGTATCGCTTGCTAGCCGCCTTCTGAGCATCAGGGTTGTTCGCCCTGTACTTCGCCACAGCCGCCTTACGCCCTTCCGGGTTGTTCCTGGCCTTCTGCCTGCCTCGACACAACGCAGAACAGTATTTCTTACCCGCACGGCCTACCACTTCGTTGGCGCAGCCTTCACATTCACAAACTCTCATAACTCATCCCTCTCGTATAGGTTTGACCAGTCAGGAGCGGCGAAGTGATACGAGCACCGCACCGCTCCCGACTAGCTTTCTTACTCTACCACACCACAGATGATCAAGTCTATGGTGTGACACAACTACTAGCCAATATCAGCTAGCAGCATCAGTGATAACAGTAAACGCATTGTTATCGATGATATCGCCGTCGGCTCGCATGATGAAGCGCCAAGTGACAAGGTCGTTCAAGAATGCGAAGTCAGGCGAAACGTCTGCACGAATACCGCCAACAGTACGCACCAGATAACCAGCTTTAAGATCGCCGTAGATACCGATCTTAGCGTTAGCACCAATAGTGGCGAGGCTGTTGTCAGTGTACACAGGTGCACCCAGGAGGGTCGAAGCTGCACCAGCTTGCATGCTCGGGTTCCACAAATATCGCCCGTCTCCGTCGGCCAAAATTCGCAGATCGGCAACGGTTGAGTCATGGAACAACCAAACAGCATTTTGACGATACGGCGACGCAATATCGTGCTGGATTGAAACGAGCTCCGAGGCCGTCGGTGCAACAACTCCCCCGAGCACGTAAGCGTTCGAGCCATTATCTACACCGTTCGGCTGGCCAGAACCCGTACCCGTGATCAAGTGTGCACCAACACCACGACGCATACCATCAGCAGCCTGGTCAAGAATCCACGGAACAGCGCCAGGAACGGCATTGTCAGCGGTAAATTCGCTCGAGACCTGAATGCTCAGACCGTACTTGTAGCTGTTCAGCACGACGGTGCCGAACTGTGGATCGCTTTCGCCAACAGATCCAGCCTCAGCAATGATTGCAGCCGATGAGAACGACGTTACAG